CCTTTGCGCTTGTTACTGATCACATCGTCGAACGACTGACCGAATGTCTGCTTCTGCCACCAGCCGAGACTCATCGGCGGCGGTTCGCGCTTGGGCTGGAACTCGGAGAACCACACGAACTTCAACATCTGCACCGCGATCGCGAGACTGATCACACGGTCATCGAACGGTGATCCCTGCATCTTGCCTTTGTCGGTGCGGACGTAGGTTCGCAACTCGGCGAGTGTCTCGGCGTCGTGCAGCAGCACCCTGCCCTCGGGGCGTAGCTCTTTCGCCAACTCGTCGATCATGAGCGGCTTGGTAACTTGCGTCGTGTGGAACCCAAGTACGTCGGTTGGGACGGAGTGTTTGTACTTCGGGGATCGTTCGTAATAGATGGGGAAGTACTTGGCGCGCTGAATCGCCTTCAGGACGGTCAGTCCATGATTGTTCGATTCCACCCCGAGCAGGGCTTGTCGATAGAAGCGCCCGAGCGGAACGAGGATGTCGGAGCCGAACAGGTCGGGGTCGATGATCCCGTGCCAATGAGCTACTACCTCACCGTTGCGAGCATTGATGACGTGAGCCGATGCTTTGTCGCTGTGCTCCAACCCCTGGGACGGGTCTGCGCCCACGACGTAACGATCGTCGTTGTTGGGCCACGCCCATACCCGCAGGGCACCCCCGTCTTCTACGAAGCGAAGTTCGGCAGTCAGGTAGCCGCGCGTGAGTGGATCAGACGAATCAATCTCGCGCAGCATCCGCAGGTCGAACACCGGGCGTCCTGATTTCAGGAACGCGTCCTCGGGGTTGTCGGGGTATTCCTGGGCCATCTGCCAGTCGGGGAGTTCGGCGTTCTTGGCGTCGTACCAGTCTTGCGATCGGCCGTTCGCCGACCACGGAAAGAACAGCGGCTCGAAGCGGTTGTTGCCGCTGATCGCTTCGCCCCACAGACGGTGGAACAGGTTGCCCTCACCATTTGCAGTAGAGAGCATGATGATCCGTCCACCAACGTCGGCGACCGGTTCGATCGCGCCCCAGGCTTCCTCCGAGTTCGGCAAGAAGGCCAGTTCGTCGACGACAACAAGGAACGCCGATTCGCCACGGGCCGGATCGCTCGCTGATGGCAGCGACTCTATGTAGCTGTTGTTGGTGAACTGCATCGTCGTCATCGTCTGATTGACGGGACCGCCGCGATACTTCATCCACTCCGGCAGGAACTGGTAGCCGTACTTCGATTTGCCGAGCAGCTTCACCGCTTCACGTTCGGTGCGCGACAACATCAGCACCGGACGATCAGCGAAGAAGAACGTGAGCCAGAATGCAAACGCGGCGAGCAGCGTCGAGAAGCCGATCTGGCGTGCTTTGAGGATCAGGCTGTAGCGATGGTTGAGCCACGACTGCACGGTCTCGATCTGCGCTTCGAACAACTCGAACTTGATCCGGCCCTTCTCTGGGTGGCGGATGAACCAGTAGTTCTCGGCGAAGTAGATGAAGCCGTCGAGCAGTTTGGCGGGGTCCTGCGTGTTAGGCGCGCACTTGCGCCATTCACGCTCGTTGAAGATTTCCTCGAACGAGTAGTCGGTCTCGGCGATCGTCACGGAGCGGGAGGCGGGACGGTGAACGTGTCGGGAGGCCAGTTGGCGACGACGGCCGATGTGATCGCACCGTCGCTGACGACATCGTCGTCGTAGCCAGGCGAGCCACGCCCGTTGTTGATGCCGGTCTCGTACTCCAAGTCGACGGCGTCGGCGACGGCCCAATACAGGCCGGTCAGATTGCCACCGCCGTTCTTGACCTGCGTGGCGAACTGCGTGTCTTGCAGATCGGGGTTGGCGATCGCTTCGGAGTACACGGCGGCTTGCACGCGCTTCTGCAGGTCGGGATCGTTGGCAGCGCGGGCGACGGTGTTCTGACTCATGCGATGGCTCCTTCGTATTCACCGTTGGTCGATGCGGTCTGCTGCTGCAACTGTGCTTGCAGCGCTTCGTTCTCCAACATCAGTCGTTCGTTCTGTGCGGTGAGCACACCGATCTTCTGTGCGAGCCGATTGAGCCACACGTCGTCGATCGTGGGCTGTTCCTGTTGATCACTCATGCTGCCTCCAAGGCGGTGAGTCGAGTATCGAGTTCTTGCAGCATGGCGTAGGCGAGGCCGACCAGCGATCCGAGCGCGACACCATCGGGGTTCATGTCGTTGTCGAGTGTCACGAGCGCCGGGAGCACTTGCTCGACTTCTTCGGCAACGAATCCGAGATGACCGCGCAGCCAGTTGATGCGCCAACTGCACGGATCGTCAGGCGTGTGCCCGCAGCTGTTGGTGCCCTCGGTACGACAGACATGGATCGGCATATCCTCGGGCAGCGGCCGGTAACTCTCATCGGGGTCCATGTCGTCGGGCTTCGGTGGAACCTCGGTCATCGTGAGTGGTTCGCGGGTGCGATACCACACCGGTCGCAAGCTGCGCACCATCGTCGCCACCGGGTTGAGCGTGGCGGGCAGCGAACGCACGACGGGCACGATTTCCTGCTTGCCGTGTTCCGTCGAGGACAGCACGAAGTTGACCGCGAGCACGTCGTAGTAGCCGTCACAGTTGACGTTGTTCATGTGGTAGCGCGGGTTGTTGGTCTGCATCCGCAGGCACCCAGCGACACCACCGGGATGCCACCCGTAGCCCGACATCGAAGCGCTCGCGTCATTGAAGAACGGCTGGTTGTAGTAGACGTTCCCAGCCCACACGTTGGAGTAGATGATCTTGGAGCCGTAGACCTTCACGCTGACGCTGTCGTTGCAATGCCAGCCGCCGCCGAAACTCTCCCAATAGAGACCGGTGCCGGAACCGCGCACACGGAACCAACAGTTGGTGCCGGAGTAGAACTCGTTGTCACTGTAAACGCTGTGATGAAACGTCGAGTTCGGTCCCCAGACCTCGAAATATCCGTTGGCGTCGTGGCGCATCTTCCAGCCGCTGCCAGCCGAGTTCAACCAGGACAGGGTATTGCCGAAGCCGGTGAGGGTCGCACCACCCCACATCCGCAACTCGGTGCCGGACACGTCGATCTTGTTGCCACCAGGGAAGCCAATCGTGGGACCGGCACCGATCGACACATAGTCGGCACCGGGTGAACTGCGGAAGTAATGAGTGTTGGCGTCGTAGTACCCGAGGCTCGATGACGAGAGTTGGTAATAGGTGCTGGAACCGGTGAGAAGAACGGTCGGCCCGAGCCGGAGTTTGCCCCAGGTGGAGTCGCTGGCGCTGACGATGCCAAGCGTATGGGCGACATTGACATCGGTGAGGTAGGCGTCGTTGCCGATGTAGAGCTTGACGGGTTGGTCGTTGCCGATCGCCACGTCGCCGCCGTAGTAGTTGAGTCGCAACGTGGACGCGACACCGTTGTTGCGGGCCTGCATCCCCGTCGAGTACATGGCAAGGTTGGTCGCGGCGATTGTGCCCAGCGTGAGTGGATTCAGGTCGCCCGCCAAGGTCACAACATCGGGCGATGTCAGGCGCAGCTTCGGCATCGCCGTACCCCACAGCGCATCGCTGTTCGTCGCTGACTGCTTGACGAGGACGTCGCCCAGCACGCCACCGGGCGGCAGCGGTCCACCACCGACGCCAACGTCGATCCAACTACTGCCGCTGCGAACTTTCAGGACACCCATCAGACCGCCCCCACATCTTCGAGCATGAACAGCGTCGGATAGATGGTGAGTCCAATGGCAATGCCATTCACGGAAGTCCCCATCCTGTAGCTGCGTAACACGCCGTCACCAGCGACAAGCACGAACCCACTCAAACTGCTCCACTGTGAACCGAACCGATGCCAGTGATCAATGAAGCCGGTGTTGACGTTGCCGACATCGTTGAGAAGTAGAACGCTGGTGCCAAACGCCGTATCACTGTTGTCGGTGCGACCGACTGCTCGGAAACTCCACGAGAACTTGTAGCGCCGACCAACCGTCAACGCCATCGAAGGCATCGCCGCGGTGATCCATTGCAAGGCACCGCTGGCCGGAAGTACGACGGCCGCTGATGAGGTAACAGCAGCGACCAGCCCACGCGGCAGTTGATTGATCGCAGCTTGCAGATTGGTCGCGGTGATCGGGAAGCCGGGCGGCGTGTACGCGATGTTCGAGGCGAGCATCGACGGAGCAACAGCATCGTCGTCGTACCACAGGTCGACGAGCGGATTGGTCGGGAACGGATCGTCCGGGCGAACCATCACTTCGTCGGGCCCGATCGGACCCTGCGGGCCGGTGGCACCCGCTGGGCCTTGTGTGCCGGTGTCGCCCTTGACACCCTGGATGCCTTGCGGGCCTTGCGCTCCGGTAAGGCCGATCGGCCCTTGCGCGCCGGTTGCGCCGGTCGCCCCCGTGTCGCCCTTGATACCTTGCGGACCTGCGGGCCCGGTGGCCCCTACGTCACCCGTGGCGCCGGTCGGCCCGGTTGGTCCGGTGAGGCCGATTGGCCCTTGCGCGCCGGTCGCGCCAGTCGCGCCGGTATCGCCCTTGACGCCCTGCGGGCCTTCAGGTCCGGTGAGGCCGATTGGCCCTTGCGCGCCGGTCGCGCCGGTATCACCCTTGACGCCTTGCGGGCCCGGATCACCGGTATCGCCCTGCGGGCCGGTGGGCCCCTGCAGACCTTGCGGTCCTTGAATGCCCTGCGGGCCTTCGGCTCCGGTGGCGCCAGTGGCGCCGGTCGCGCCGACTTCGCCTTGCGGGCCGGTGGGCCCGACCGGGCCGGGCACGATCGAGTCGGCTCCGGTGGCACCGGTCGCACCAGTGTCGCCTTTGGGCCCGGTCGGTCCAGTGGGCCCGGTGGCGCCGGTCGCTCCGGTGTCGCCTTTGACGCCTTGCGGCCCGGTGGCACCGATCGGTCCCTGCGCGCCCGTGGCGCCGGTCGCGCCCTGGATGCCTTGCGGTCCTTGCGGCCCGGTCGGGCCTTGCACCTTGCCGACGTTCACCCATGCGGTGCCGTTCCATGCCCAGCCGTTGCCAGCCGAGTCGATCCACAGATCACCGTCTTGGTGTGGCGGTGGCACCTGGGCGTCGGTAGGCGGGCCGAGCGTGGGGATCGTGCCCTTGAAGTCCCAACCCATCGTCGAGCCACCGCCGCCGCCTTCTTCGACGGCGCTGATGCGCTTGCTCAGATCGAAGAACGCGCGACGTTCAGCGTCATGGGTTCGTGCTTCGAACCCGGACCGCCCCGGCGTCGTCACGACGCCCGCTCTTGCTCCCTGGCGGCACGCTCGCGCGCTGCGAACTGTGCAGCGATCGCGTCGAGTTCTTCGTCGCTCAAATCCTTGGCGGGACGGGTGACGGTAAGTTCCAACTTCTGCGGCTTCAGACCCTCGACGATTTCCATGTACGTCTTGGCGGCTTGGACGTGGCGCGGATCGTCGTTGTCGGTGCCGGTCTTGTAGAGCGTGTCGAGCAGGTTCTGCTTGCGCTCGGGGCTGCCGATCGTCGCCATGTAGTGCTGCTCCCAGCGCTCCACGAACTTCGAGTCGTTCTTCCAACGCGTGAGCGTGCCGGTGCCGAGCCGCAGGCGTTTGGCGAGTTCTTCTTGCGTCGCCGGATCACGTTCACGCTTGGGCAGGCACAGCCATTCGATGAACACCTGCTTCTTCTCGGCATCGCCCCGGATCACGGGGCCATTGTGCCAGAATCCGCCGAAGGGGCATGGGAAGGGGCAAATGATGCTGGCTGACATTGCGTCCGGCGAAGTCGACACCGCTGATGTGCTGTTCCTGATCGCGTTCATCTTGTTCGTGATCGCGACGGTGATGGCGGCGATGGCGAAGGCCGTTGATTCTGTGATTGTGCGCGCCGGGTTCGCCTGCGTCGCGCTCGCTTGGTTGCTGCTGTAGTGCGCCGGTTCGCACTCGCAGCGTTACTGCTGCTGACGACGTTGGCTCCCGCGCGCGCTGGCGCGGTGAACTGCGCGCTGCCGTCAGGCGTGCCGATCCCGCAGAACGATCTGCCGGGCTGGGACTTCATTTGGTCGATCAACTTCCGCGCCGACTTCGCGCTCGGTGCGTTCCCCGGCGTGTACGGCGATCGGCTGCGGGCGTACCCGAACAACTACTACGACACATCGAAGAAAGGGCAGTACAACCCGGCGACGACGATGTCGGCCTCGTGCGGCTCGTTGAAGATTCATCTGTCGACGATCAACGGTGTCCCACAGGTGGCGGCTCCGGTGCCGTACATCGGCGGTGACGGCAAGTGGCCGGGACAGTTGTACGGGCGCTACGCGATCCGTGCTCGTTTCCCTGCTGCGGTGCCGGGCTTCAAGATCGCCTGGCTGTTGTGGCCCGATGTCGGCACCAATCTGCCGAACGGCGAAATCGACTTCCCCGAGTCGAACTTGAAGTCGCTCGTGTCGACGGGTGGGTTCGTGCATCGCCAGGGTGCGACGGTCGGATCGGACCAGTACGCCACTGGCCCGATCGCGGTGGACATGACACAGTGGCACACGTATGTGACGGAGTGGTCTCCGGGGCAGGTGAGGCTCCTGCTCGATGGTGTCGTGGTTGGGCGCACCATCGAGCGGGTTCCAAATACGAAGATGCATTGGGTGTGGCAGACCGAGACCGAACTCTCGTCGGTGTATCCGAACCCGGCGACACAGGGCGACGTGCTGGTTGATTGGGCCTCGATCTGGGCCAAGGCATAACCGAGTTATAACTATTCTTTGCGGAATAAGTATGCTACACTTACCCGTATGGCATTAGAAGTACAGACCAAGCCCGACAGAGTCCCACCCGACCCGCTGGACACACCCGTCCAACTCAACTTCAAGATTCCCTGGCACTACCGCGAGCAGTTGATGCGCGAGGCGCGCCAGAACGGTGTGTCGTTGACTCGCTACGTCGTCAACGCGCTCGTGCGCACCTACCCGCCCGACCGTAAGTGAGGGTCGCCGGGATCGACCCCGGCACCACCGGGGCAGTTGCGTGGGTGGACTCGGTCGGCCTCGCGGCCGTCGTCGATCTGCCCACCGGGCCACACGGCATCGACCCGG